CCCTTACAGATTAGGTTCTGTAAATAGTTGGTATAGTAACTTGGAGCAGTTGTCTGCTGAGTTTGCGATGATTGAAGTAAGTTACCCATCGTTTATCCCTTCGCCCCTTTGATGTAATCCAGTGGGGACTTAGCTTTTGGTGGAATCTTGTTAACAGGCGCTGCACGCTTATGGGCACGCAACTTCTCTCTTAACCCATCTAAAATCTTAGCTCCCGCTTTATTATCGCCCTTTCCGAGCGCAGTTACAAATGCGGCGGGAAAAACATATTCACCATCCGCAATCTTGGCAGGAACAGGATTGCCCCCAATCACTTTTTTGTGGGGGACTTTGTGCATAAAGCCCTCTAAAACCTCACGCCCCGCCTTGCTTGATCCGTCTCCTAAAGCGGAAACGGTCTCAGCATCCATCACATAATCTCCATCGTGGAGCATGGCGGGAATGTCGTCCGACTGACCAGTTCCCCCGCCACAGGCGTAAAACCCAGTCAGTCCTGTAATAAATTCGGGGTGATGACCTTCTGGGGCAGCCTCACGATAATGGGATGGCAAAGCGCCACCCTTGGCGCGACCTTGGGCGCTGCCAGTGCATAGGTGCATGGGCAACAGGAAATTTGGTTTTTTGCCGCCAGTACCCTGATAGGTTAATACGTTGTTTCTCATCGATGGTGACCATTGAGGGCTGGTACAGCAGAACATATTAACGCTTGAGAATAAGTTCCCAAATTGACCAGATGAGCCGCCGCTAGCATAACCAACCAAACCGCCTTTGGCTGAATTCTCTGTTTCGTCATCGTAATTTTTCTTACCCATTACCAAATCCTCTAATTCCCTTGATTCGCCCTTATCTGATTTAGGGGTGTTTTGAGAAACCATTTGTTGAATATCCTCAAGAATCTTAGGATCGCCAGTTTGACCGTAAATAGCCACCAATGGCGCAATGGACTTGAGCGCTCCCGAGCCGCCTAAACCGCCGCTTCCAGACCCACCTCCTGTTCCCGATCCAGTCTGCGAAGCTGTTCCAACCGAAACTTTAGGCGTGTCTGTGGTAACGGTGTCTGGTTTTGGAAAGTTAAGGTCTTTTGGGTCAATAGTTGGCAATACTGGAGTTATATCCTCTGGAGGAGGCGTGTTAGTTACGCTCGAAACAATTTCAGTATCATTTAAAGGAGACGGGCTAACTTGCGGAATGGACGCAGATGAATTATCAGAAACATTAACAGGAGTTATGTCAGTCTGATCTGGAATTCTGGTCGAAGTAACCGTCACTTCTTGAGGCTCGTTGTCGTAGTCGCTTATGGCTTGGTTGGCTGCTTGCTCGGCATCGTCGGTTCCTGAAGCAATATCATCAAGGCTTACCGTAGACAATCCAGAGGCAATTTCATCAGGGGTTAAATCCTGAGTGGTGGTGTCTGGGGTCGTTCCGTTTATTGCGTTTAACGTGTTTTGCATATCACCATAGAGGTTCATATCGGCGATCGATGCGTCAATGTTGTCTGGGTTGTTGGCAAGGTAGTCGTTCATTGAAGACTGCGCCATACTGCACAATGGGTTGTTTGCGCCCAATCCTTTTACGGCGCACTTGGCAGCGTTTATGGCTCCAGTAACCAATCCTGACTCTAAGCCAGTCCCGAAGCTACCGCCTAACAACGAACTAGCAGCACCTTGGCTTAAACCAGACGCACCGATCTTGGCTAAGGTCTTGGCGGTGCAACAGGTCAGGCAAAGGTCTTTAAGAGCCGCCCCAACCCCTGCGTTAACCAAAGGACTCACGCCACCTGCGATCGCCCCTGCCTCAGCCGCTTTACCAATACAGCCGCCAGTTAAAGCCGCCAATCCTGCCGAGGTTGCAGCTTTGCCCAATGCCCCTGTCGCGGCGCTTCCTAGCGTATTTGACACGCAAGCACCTAAACCAAGGTTCTGTAGTCCACCGCTGATGTCACCTGATATTGTGTTGGTGATCCCGCTCACATAAGGCGCGGCGGCGCTTAATCCTGCTCCAACACCCGCCATCAACCCCGACTTGAGTCCACAGCCGCCCATTGCCTGACCGATAACACCAGAGGTAATAGCGTTGCTCAAAGCCACGTTTATAGGGGTGGCGGCAGCAGTCGCTGTAGCAGCGCCCGGCAATAGACCACCGATAACAGGAGCAAATGCCGCTCCTACCCCTGACATAGCGAGAGCAGGAACAATCTTGCTCATAAAACAGGTATTGCAATTAGCAGCTACCTGAGCGCGCTGCATTGCACACGCAGAGGCTATTTGTTCTGGGGTTACACTCTTGCCTTGGTTAATGTCAGCGGCAACAGTCGCGTTACCCAAAGCAGCTACTGGCAATCCAGTTACGGGGTCAACTGGAGCATTGGCTTGAGCGGCAGCAGATGCAGGGCCGTGAGCGGGTAAAGAATCAGAAGTTTGCGGTATAACTACTTGAGGGTTAGCAATTACAGCAGGCATAGTTGGCGCTATTTGATCTGGTTGTTTTGTAGTTGTGCCAGTCCCAACCGACAAAGCAGCATCACTTCCAATTGGAGTCGTTCCATACGGCTGAGTCACAATAGGAGCGGATTCTGCCAACCCCGCAGCTAATGGGCTAACTCCAGCGCCTGTGCTATTTGAAAGGACGGATTCTGCCGCCCCCGCAGCTAATGGGCTAACTCCAGCAAAACATGGATTTGGAACGATAGAAGGAACATTTAAAGACCCAAGAATGCCAGTACATCCCGCATTTTGTGTTGTAGATACAGCCGTTGGGGGCTGGCTGCTTACTTCTGGCAATCCTACTTGAGGGTTAGCTTCAGGGGGAGTATCAACCCCACGCGCCGCCAATTGTTGAAGATTTGGCAAAGCTCCCAAGTTTTGGGTTTGCGAGCATCCCTGAATAGCAGGAACGATGGAGCGTCTTCCACCAAGTGGCGAGCAGCATCCACAGCAAATATTAAATCTAGCCATTATTGTGGGTCTACACTCATTATTCCGACCATTGCTTTTGCCCACTCTCTCCAGTCGTTATACCCTCTGTGATCAGGTATGCCCGACTGGACAAAGTAGCCAATCCCATTCATTCCATCAACCCATTGTCGCCACTTGTCCTCGGTCACATGACCCAATTGGTTAGGCGCAAACTGTTCTTCCATTAGTCTGCACCAGTAGTCCCATGTCATATTCCGAGGGTCATAAGTGGTTGGCATTATGGGTTACCTGTGCCTCTAACGTCTCCCGTATCAATGTTGAGAACAACCTTACCTAAGAAGTAATCTCCATTCGATACGTTACTAATGAACTTCAAACGCATTTCGCGCCGTTGTTCTTTCATGTCAATTTTAAGCGTTGTGGGGTCAAAAGGATACGGCGCTGAGGGTTGATCAACGTCATCCGCATAGCCCTTACCAGTCACAATTAGGTTCATTGTGCCGCTTTGCACAAAATCAGGCTCAACTCGCTCAATGCGAGTCCAGAGGTTTTCCCCCGCCCCTTGTGACGCTCCCACTAATCCCAAGCTGTCTCCTAAGACGTTCGTCTCAAAGTAAGACTCAATGGCATCCACATGGTTGGTATAGACCATGTTTGTACCCTTCTCGTGTTGCCATAAGGTATAACCGCCAGTACCGTTTTGATCCCAACCACCCCAGATGGGTCTACGGAATACTTCTGAGAACGTTCCCGCCGATCTGCGAGCGCCGATGGCTTGACCTGCGTCATACCAACACTGCTCGCGGACGTTGTAGACCACTGCGTCATTACATTCGGTGCTGTTCCCATTTGGGAAAAACCACCAAATCTCACCCCAACGAGGGACTTTCGATGCCCATACTTTTTGGCGTTGGGTATAGTTAAGGTTGTCAAAAAAGTAGTTGAAATTCTGCTTATTGGGGATTTCTTGAACGACACCGTTATACATTAGGAATCGATCTGTACCCACCCAATAGAAAATACCGTCATACTCAATAACGCACTGGCTAGAAAGGATGGATGACTGTTGGGTAATCAGGTCATACCGCCAATAAAGGGTAGACGTTCCTACATTCTGAGGCGCGTAAGTAACACGAACCAAAGAATCAAGAGTCCAAAAAAGACCAGCAGGTGAGGTAGTGCCTCCTCGTAGTGGCATTCCCTTAACAACTTTAGTCGAAGCCACGTTATTTGCGTTTGAATCCGCGCTAACCCAGTTATTAAAATCGCCCGCAGCGCAGTTTTGAATGAGTCCATTATTGCCATACACAAAAAGATAGGGGTAAAGCATCACAACCCCACCAGACACGCTGATGTTGTTGTCAAAGGTCAGTGTAACCGTCCCAGAAGCAGTGGCGTTGTTGCTTAAAACAGCAGTCCATACACCCGAAACCAAGTTAGCAGATACCACCGTTGTATTGGCAGGAATTCCCAAGCCAGAGACAGATACGCCCGCTCCAATGGCTACGTTTGTAGTCGCAAAGGTCACATTGGGGCTACCATTCGTCGTTGTTCCAACCGCAGTAAACACACCTACAGGGCTTAATGTAGTCCCAGTGAATGGCCCAAGAAGTGGTCGGGTATTAACGGTTGATGAGATGTCATTCAGGTTTTGACCCGGGTGCGCGATCAGGTTATTGTTTCCCGTTCCATAGGGATCATAACCAATATCCATTTGCCACAACGTATTATTACTTGGGCTAAATGTGGTTACGGCGTTAATGTATCCCGCAAACCCCGATCCCGTTCCACCGATCGCTGAGGCGGCAATGTTGACCGACTCGCCGTAAACGTATCCAACTCCATTGGTGGTAATTGTCACCGAGAATACAAGGTTGCTCGAAACCACTACAGTCGCTAAAGCCCCTGATCCAGTAGCTGCGGTCACAGGGACGTTGGTGTACGTTCCGTTTGTGTATGCTGCGCCTTGGTTGGTAATTTTAATCGTTGAGATTCCGCCAAGGGGATTGACGTTTACAGGGCCAAATCCCACAGCATCATCGTTGTCTGTAGTCCATTGTTGGATTCCACCGCTCCACCCAGAAATAACATAGTTGAGTCCATTCTGAGCGCTTTGGATCATGCCTCGGCTAACACCAGAGGCGTTTAAGAAAGAAGCGTTATATCCACCCATTTTCCTTGGGCGACCATATTGGAAGCGCACCCATTTCCCATCAACGTATGATGGAGACGCAAATAATGTTCCGTCTCGCTGAATCCCCGGCGCTACTTGTAAAACAGCAGTCTTTTGCGTCATTAGAACGATCCACCGTTAATCCCTACTGGCACTAAAAGACCTGTTGGAGTCAATGTCGCTCCATTTAGACCGTTAACTGAAAATCCTAATTGATGTGAAGCTGCTAGGTATAAACCCGTAGTCGCATCACCTTGGAAAGACAAAGACGGAGCAGCAGCAGAACCATTACCCAATGTCAAAGCATTAATGAACGATGAGGTTGAGGTCTGAGCATTGTAGACGTTTGTGCCGTCGCAAATCGCAATGATCGTTTGACCTTGTGGTAGGGTTACGCTTCCTGCGCCAACCGATGAGGTTTTAAACGTTAACGAGTAAGAGCCTGTCGTGTTGTTACTGATAGAGTACAACTGAACGGTAGGGGGCAAAATGACATTACAATTTGAGGTTAACGTTCCCTGATACTCTTGAATGATGTTTGAAGCCTCAGCCGCCGACAAAGTAACTGTGCCGCCAGTGACGTTTTTGACCAACTGAGTAAAGAAAAACGTAGCCGATCGTCCATACGCCCAAGAGTACCAACCCGTCCCGCTAACACCGCTAGAGACAAATACGATCGACTCTCCAATTTGCAATTGCTGTGTTGCGTTACCGTCGATGGTGTCAGTGCCTTGCGGGTAGATCGTGACGATGCCAGTACCGTCGTTTTTGACAATCACAAACCACGCACGCCCAACCGAAGATGCGGCGGGAAGGGTTAAGTTTCCAGCCCCACCAGTCCATACATAGATTGAGGATTGGTCGGTGTTCAGCATCGTATAAGTTGCTGAAACCGTGTTTACAGGGGTTATTGTGTTGAGGGTTAGTCCGTTAGCTTGTAGACCGTATCCAGCCAACTGAGCCGCATTAGCGGACGACGTACCCGCTCCAAACTGAACCGTACTCCATGTACCGTTGATGGTCAAGTTGTTGGTGAGGTAAACGTACTCAGCGATTCCTGAACCGATCGCAATAATCGTATTTAGACTCTGATCCGTAACGGTAAACGAGTTAGTTCCTACGTTACGAATCAATACGCTTTGACCCACTGAAACTTGTGTGGCGGCAGGGAGCAACAAGTGCAGACCCGTTGTGGTGGCGGTGACCTCGATAATGTTGGCTACAACATTCGAGGTGTTTCCATTAATAGGCCAAGCGAGGGTTGTATCGGTCGATATGGTTAACGACTCATACCCTACTTGCGAGGGAGAAATCGTTTGACCAGTATAGGGATTCGTGTATGTAGTCATGTTTAGCTATCCACGGCAACAGCCTGACGATCGCCAACTCTGGCAACGTCCTCGGCTTTAAGGGCTTGTAGGGCTTCGGTGTACTTCTGTTGGAAAATCTGTCGCTGATCGTTTTTTAGGAACGGCATCGCTTGTAATAACGTTCCGAACAACATCGCATTGGGCGCGTTTTGGGTAATCCAGTTGGTCTGATTAACCGAACTCAGGGGAGCAATTCGCTCGTAATACAACACTTCAAAAGTGTACGCCTGATCGGGGGTTGGGGCTAAATACCAGTGATCCCAATCCGTATCAGCGTAATAAAGGGGGGTACTAGTCTGCGTATCATCTTGCCAATAGTTCTTCAGGTACTCATATTTGCGTAAAAGAACAGGTTGCTTTTTGCTACCGACTAGCACGTTCATTGAAACCGTTTTGCGCCATCTGGCAGGTTTCTGTAAGACTGGATTGCCTTGAGTCATTGTGGACTCGACAATTTGTAATTGCCCAAGAGTTTTTACCTCTTGAGCAATCTCGAATTCCGCTAGAGTAATGAAGGTAGGGATGGCATTGATTGTGGCTTGATCGCTTCGTTCTAAATACTGTAGAACCGTCGCGGTCAACGAATCATAAGTCATCACCCATGAGGGTGTAATAGCCATCTCTACCTCCAGTGATTAATCAAATCCCCGCAAGGTCTTAGCTAAACGTGCGCGTTGACCCATTTTTCCGGGTTTCTTTGCAGCAGCAGCTAATTTCTTGGCAGGAATTTTTTTGTCAGCGGCAACGTGCAGGGACTTCTTCAAAGCCCCCGGATGTTTAATTGCCTTACTAATCCAGCGGGTATCCGTCATAAATTACTCCTAGTTAGCAGCAGGGGCAGCAGGTTCAGCAGCAGGTTGAGCCGCTTGCGCCTGAGCCTCGATCTGACCCTTGATCTTAACGAACAAAGGATAAGCATTCGATTGCGTCGGCAACTGACCAATAATGTTAGCTACGTCCACAGCCTCTTGCACCGTCAAAGTTAAAGTCACGTTTTCCATCAAAGTCTCCTCAAATTACCGCCAAAGGGTGACGGCTACCCATGCACACTTTACTTGATTTCCTTACCTTCTCGCAAATCCTTGAGCGTCAGACCGCCAGTGTATTGGAAGTGCGCCATTTCCTTGAACGTCTTCCAATCGCCAGCCCATTCTAGCCCCGCTGCCTTGCCCAATTCTGCAACTTTCGCCCACACAGGATGAGAACAGTCCCAATCAGCCTTGCCGTTAACGATAGGAACAATGTCAATTGCACACTTAAAATTATGAAATGATTCACCACCCTTGGCATTAGTGACAATTTTCCCCGGTGCGGTTCGACCTTGAGCATATAAAGCGTCCTGAGACTCGTGGTCTCGATAGGTTGAGGTTACTAAAAGGTCAATTCCGTGGTTCTTGGCATCAGCCAAAAATTGGTCAACACGCGCCTTGACAACTGGTAATAAGTCTTCTAGGTTTCTTGAGTTAATCATTATTGCACCGGGGTTGATTTGTGGAGTAAATCGTCTTTCTTTTGGCTAGAGGCTGAACTTCCAAAATAGAAAGCAACCACTCCAGTCCAAGCAGTTCCTAAGCTGCCCAACATGATTTCAATCTCAGGGCCAGCAACAACCTTGCCTGACATCAAACCAATTAAAATCCCAAAGAATCCTAAAGTAATGCCAATCGCCATCGCAGGGGGAACCCAAGAGTGGTTCGTCATCTGCATCTTGCGAGCAGAGTCTCGATCTTCGTTTTCTAACTTGGCAAAGTCCAACCCCATCTCTTGGGCTTTAGCCTTCAACTCAATCTCGGATTGCTGTATCGCAGCAACTTGGTCACTGGTCAGTTTTCCCGACTCTAAGGCTTTTTGGGCTTGCTCAGGGGGAACGCCCAACTTAGTGGCTAGAATTTCAACCGCCATCCCACCCAATGGGCCAGCCATCGCGCTCGCCACCGTAGGGGCTAGTTGAGCCAAAAATCCTAAATTCATCACTCCCTCCAAGGCAGCTTACCTGCCA